ATTGAGAACAAGTTGTTCTATTTCTTGTGCAAATTTAGCAGGACAAAAGAACTTGTCCTTCAATGCTTTTTCTAATTCATTCTCCATTCGCTGCCCCAGTATTGTGAGATACAAATTCTTTTATATAACGAACTAGAAGCTTAATATAATCCCCTTTGTTTCTTTTGTCAAATACTTTTACTTCACCACCAGGTGTTACCATGATAGTAATAAGTTTTTTAACAGGGATTTCAGTTAGTTCGTAGTAAGCAGCAGCATAAAAAGTTTCCTGAACAAAGTAGTTTTCCAACCACTTCTCAGGTTTAATCTTTTCGGATGTCTTAAAGTCAATGACTGCTAACTCACCTTCATATTCTGCTATACAATCAACTCTACCTGCAAGACCAAGGTACTCAGAGTAAAGAGTTCTTTCTATAGCGTGTATGTTATTTATCTTATCCAGATATGGTGCTGCATGATGAAACATAAACTGGGTTGCTGGTCTAAACTCACTCCAATCTATTTCTTTATTCAACATATAGAGTTCAACTGCCTCATGAAAATCGGTTCCACGAGCAGTTGCTTTCTTGGTAATACGATTTGCTTCTTCTATACCAACTCTCTTACGCCAATCAACAAAGATCTGACGATTATAAAAAGAAGTTACTGAAGTAATAGAAGGAACCCAGCTTCCATCTGGAATCTGGTACAGTCTACAACCTGGTGTCTCTTTCTTTTTTAATTCAATGTCACCTAAGAAATTACAATGGGTAAAAGTCATAAACCAATTTCCAATTTTGAAAGTAGATATTCCTTACACAATCCTGATCGAACAATATCATCAACTCCAAATTCAATAAGATCAACCGATGGCATAATCCTAAGAATCTTCATGAAGTCACCAATACCATTTCTTTCATTCTGTTTAATCAGATCAGTCTGGGTTGCATCACCACAGAACATAATCTTAGTGTTTTCACCTACCCTTGTTATTATACTATCAAGTTCATGAAAATTCAAGTTTTGAAACTCATCAACAAGAATGATTGCCTTATCAAATGTTGTACCACGAATGAATGAGGTGCTCCAGAAGCCAATAGTTCCTTGAGTCTTAAGATTGCCATAGAGCATTTCAAAGTCTGCTTCAGTTGGTAACTGGAACATGTACTTCACCATATTCTTATAAGGAATCTGATAAAGTAATGACTTATCCTCGTGATCACCAGGTAAGAAACCTATCTCTCTGGTAGCAACAAGAGATCTTACAATGTATATCTTTTCATATGGTGTAGATGGATCTAAGACATCACATAGTGCATTGTAAAGCGTAATGAAAGTCTTACCTGTTCCTGCTGCACCATAAGCAACAAGGTTCTTACCAGTTTCATAGGTATTGAACAACACTTGTTGCGTCTCTGTTAAGGGTTCAATAGTCCTCAACATATCAGCATTAATTGGTTTCTTCCTTTTCATCTGCTTAGTCGTTAAACCAACTCCAATAGGTTGGTCTGCTTTCTTTTTACGTGGCATACTGTTTAATTAGGATCGGTCATTACAGATTGAGTTGAAGACTCGTAAGAGCCTTTTCTAGCTAATCTTCCAGAGATACCTCCAGATTTTTCAGCCTTCTTAAGAACTTCACCCCATCCAGGATTTTTATTAACTAGTTT